AAGTACAAATGCATATTTCAGCACAGACACGACCAAGACGAACTGATGAAGACAAAGAGAGACAACGCATCACTCTTGGATCAGAGAAAGAAGGACCTACTTGGTACAGAAAGTACAAAGATTTAATCGAAAGAGCTGTTCTTCTTTTTCAGATTTCTTATGAAGAAGCGAAGATAGTAATTCGTAATGAGTTATATGAGAAAAAGCTCTCAAAACTCGATATTCTTATTTTCATGAACTTTGCCATTGGACATAATCAACTGGAACTGGCAGAGAAGTACAACTGCTCGATAGTTGAAGTATCCAATAGCTTGAAAAGAATGAGAAAGGTTTACCCAAACGTTTTTCAGGATTCACACGTTGGATTCTACAATTTCTTGTGCTTTGATTTAGTAAACGAAGCACTTGGATATCACAAGTTTTAAAAAATGAATATAGAAGATATACAAAACAAAGCGAAAGCACTAGGAATAACTATAGAAAAGAAAGAGAAACTAGAGCTTATAAGGGAAATACAGCAGAAAGAGGGATTCAGTCCTTGCTTTGGTTTAGGAATGTTTGTATGTTCGAACATAGAATGCTTATGGCATAGTGATTGTTGTGGAATGGCAGTTCCTTTTAGAGTAGAGGAGTGAGAGATGAGTGAACTTGAAAAGTTAGGATTCAAATTCAAAGTATGTGAAGATATCAAAGAAGATGAACTATACATCTATGTACCAAAAAAATATCCAGATAAGGATACACTAATTCATGTTGTTAATATAGGTGAATGTTAAATGATAAAACGAATTATTACTATTTCTGCTCGTATAGTAGTGTTTTTATGGGGACTAGCCATATCTTTTATAGATGATTTGAGAATGTGGATTAAGAAGGAAACTCCTAAGATAGGCCCCCCAGACTAGAAAAAGCAAAAACACTTATTAACAATAAGTAATTTATAATGAAAAGGGTGGTGAGATAGATGTTTCAAAAAGGTGAAGTTAGCAACCCAAAAGGTAGACCAAAAGGAACTAAGAATAAATGGTCAGTGACTGCTCTGGAGAAAGCTTTTGCAAAAGCAGCTAAGACACATGGCAAAAAGAATATCTTAGAACATCTTGCCGATAAGGCTTACAACGATAACAATCTCGCAATAGCTTTGTTGAAAAAAATGATGCCGGATCTTAAATCCTTTGACGCCTTTATTGGAATACTTGAGGGATCTGTAGATGAATCTACATTAGATGCAATAAGAACAAGATTAAAAACACGTCTTGAACAAATAAACAATATGAAGGAAAAGAAATGAAGAACTATAATCCTTTGGAAGATGAAGCCCTAAATCTGCAGAATCTTACGACCAAACAAATACTAGTGTATGTAATCACTGAACTTTGGAACTTGAAGAAGGGCTTTTCTAACCACTTAGCCCATCATTGGGCAATTACACTTGCAGCTTTAACTGCGGCGTTAATGGGAACAGCTACCTTTGTAGTGGGGATATTACTTTTATTATGCAAGAAGTAGCAGAGCTAACATCATCTGAAGTACAAGCAGCAGGAGAAGATATTTTATTGTACTTCCCCCTTCCCGGGGATCAAGCAAATTTCCACTATTCACAAGCTCAATTTCGCTGGTTGTTTGGTGGAAACCAATCCGGTAAGAGCTATGCTAATCTAATGGATCTAGCCTGGGCTGCTCTTGGGATACATCCATGGAGAAAGCTTATTAAGGATGGGTTCTTCTGGTGTGCAACTGAAAGTTGGGAGTTAGTAAGGGATATCTTATGGAGTGAGTATTTATCTAAGTTTATTCCAAAGAGTAGAATTGTCAACATTCAGTATGCTAACGATAAAGTTCCAAGGAAGATCTTTTTAGATAATGGAAATCAGATTATCTTCAAAGCATTTAATCAGGGAAGAACATTGTTTCAGAGTAAGCAAATCGATGCTTTCTATGGTGATGAGCAGTGCTGCTCAGATTTCAAAGGAATATTCAACGAGATTCAAGCGCGATTACTTGTAAGAAATGGCTACATGTCCTGGTCGATGACTCCAATCGTTCCTCAAGTTTATTTAGAAGAGAGGATCGAAAGCTTACCTAGCACTGATGAAACTTTCTTCTTGGATCTAGAAGATAATAGAATCAGTAGAGGTGGCTACATCGATGATAGGAGAGTTGATGAACTCATCAGTGAGTGGTCAGACGAAATACAAACAACTAGAGTAAAAGGAAGATTCTCTTCTTACTATGGATCAGTGTATCAAAGCTTCTCCAGAAGCATACACATTGTTAATCCTTTCAAGATCCCAGAGGGATGGACAAGATATCGAAGTATCGATTTTGGTTTTGTAAACCCATTTGTATGCTTGTGGCTTGCTAAGGATAATGATGAAAACTGGTGTGTCTATCAAGAGTACTATAGAACGAAAACAGGAATACAAGAGCACATTCAGAATATCAACTTACTGAGTAAAGATGAAAAGTATTTCACAACTTATGTAGATCCTGAGGATCCAGGAAGTATCAGTGAACTACGAAAAGCTGGCATTCGCATTAACTTAGCTCAGAAAGATGTAGCACGAGGAATAGAATGTGTTCAAGGGAAGCTAAAGAAGAAAGCAAATGGGAAGCCTTCATTATACATTTTCTCAAACTGTAAGAATGTGATTAAAGAGTTTGCTCTGTATAGCTATCCTAAAGGATCGAAATCAGATCTGCCAGCTAAAGAATCAGATCATTGTATGGACGCCCTTCGTTACTGTTTATACACATCGCGTAAAGGAGTTAGAAAAGGGAGAGCTTCTTATTAAGAGGTTTTAGATGACTAAACAAAATAAAAATACTGAGATAAAGAAGAGCAAAGCAACTTTTATTCAGACATCTAATGGCATGTTCTCCATTAGCGAACTGCAGAAGGCAGAAGTTACTGATAGTAAGCAGATATCAGAGTTGAAAGATTGGGCAACACAGCAAAAACTTGTAGTTCCTCCTTATCCTCCGAGTTCTTTCTTAACTCTACATGAGTCAAATCCTGTGTTCTGGGCTACTACTAACCAAATAGGAAACGATGTTTCCGGGCTAGGTTGGAATTTACAACTTATAGAGGGACAAACAGAAGATACTACAGAGAAAGAAAGAATAACAAACTTCCTTAACACCTGTGTTCCTGATAGTTCTTTAAGATCATTGCTCAAAGAGCTAGTAGTAGATTGGGGTAGCATTGGGTACTTTGGTATTGAGATCATTCGAAATCTTAAAAGTGAAGTAGCAGTTTTAGCTAGAGTTCCTGCTGATACCCTTCGGATACACGAATCCAAGAAGAAGTATTGCCAGGTTAGAAATGAGAAGAAAGTTTGGTTCAAAAGATTTGGAATAGAAGAGAATATTCTTAGTACTAGTGGTGAAATTACAGTAGAAACGGATTGGAAGAAAATTGCGAATGAGCTAATCTACTACAGAAATACTTATCAGAAGTCAGATTTCTATGGTTGTCCTAACATCCTACCTGCGGTAGGAGATGTAATTGGGCTTATTGGTTCTAGAGATTATAATATCTCGTTCTTTCAGAACTATGGAGTACCTGAATCAATAATCATTCTGAAAGGAAATTGGGAAGAAGGTACAGATGAAGTAATCCGAAAATTCTTATCAACTGAAATTAAAGGATCTGAGAATGCTCACAGGACATTAGTAATGGAACAGCTTGAAGGATGTGAGATTGAATACAAGCCCCTCACCACTACAGTGAAAGAGGGATCATTTAAGCTATATCAAGCAGCTTGTAAAGAGAATATCCTTATTGCTTACTCGATGCCTCCAGAGAGAGTAGGAGTAGCTAGGGTTGGAGCATTAGGAGGCAATCTTGCAGAACAGGCAAATGAGATCTACAACAATGGAGTTGTAGAGCCTTTACAAACTGATATTGAAAACATCATAAACAGACTTCTTGTAGAAGGTTTGAAGTGTACGAAATATAAATTCAAACTCAACAACTTGGATATCACGAACAAAGAAGTAGTTGTGAATAGATTAGCAAAAGAAATCGAGTATGGTATGTCTAGTCCTAATGAAGCGCGAGCAGAACTGGGCAAACCTCCTTATGAGGGAGGGGATAAACTATATATCAATCCCATGCTTATTGAAACAGGTACTATTGAAGAGGGTATGAGTAAGCTGTTAGATGAATATAACAAAAACAAAAACTAATATTCCGCGTAGACTTGATTTTCTACGTAGAAAGAATAAAGGGATACTCACATCTGCTCTTCAAAATTGGCTCAATCGAGCCAACAAGAAGATCCTTTCTGATATCAGAAGTAGAATTACTAAACAAGTAGAAGGTGAGATGGTAGATTGGGCATGGATTGAAGCTGAGGGCATTAGAATACTAAAACCAGCAATGCTGAAAGTTTATGTATCTGGAAAGAATGTTCCTAGTAGAGTGTTAGGTATAGGAGCAGAGTTTGATGTTTTTAACGAAGCATCATTGAGACGAATAAATGATGTTTGCGGAACTAGAATTAAACAAATAGCAGAAGAAACAAGAGTAGCTGTTGTTAGGCAGATAGAAGTTGGAGTTAGAGAAGGCTTATCAGATGCTAAGATTGCTAATCGATTGAAGCCATTAGTAGGATTAACAACTAATCAAACTGAATCTGTTGTTAATTATCAAGCCTGGTTAGAAGAAAGACATCCTGAGCTTACTGCTACCAAAGTAGACAAGGAAGTTCGTTTGTATGCACAACAAACACAGAACAGGCGAGTAGAGACTATATCTCGTACTGAAGTAGCAACGATTCAAAATGTTGGTTATTGCGATGGCTTAAAAGATGCTGGTATAAATCAAGTAGAACTTTCACCATCTCCAAATTGTTGTGAAATTTGTCAAGGTATGAAGGGTAATAAATACAGTGTAGAAGAAGGGGCTGGTGTTGTTCCAGTACATCCAAATTGTAGATGTTGCATGTTACCTGTTACTGGTGTGTAAACAGATGACTAAGTTAGAAATTAGAGTTAGTTACGAAGACGAGGCTGATCTGCATAAT